TTTTTTTTTTTTTTTTTTTTTTTTTTTTTTTTTTTTTTTTTTTTTTTTGCCAGACATGCGGCCATTGGTGCTCACCCACCAGGGATCCGCCATATGACTTTAAACCACAGCTCAGCCTTATTCCTGGACACTGCTGGCGTGTACGGCACGCTCCGTAGCTAGCTGGCCATCACGGCAAGCGTGGGGATCCAGCCTCGCGAATAGTGATATAGACAAAGGAGATTACGAGACCCAGCTAGAATGAAGACCAGATGTAAGCTCCCATGGCACGACCTGCCTGCAATGCATTGAGCCCGCGGCCTGCCTCGATCGACAACCTCTCCACACCACGCGTACCGGAAACGAAGCGTGGTATGGCAAATGGGTTTGGCAGCTGGTCGCCGTTCAAGATAACGGTGATCCGCTTGCCAGGACGCAGCCGCGTATGCACATCGATCCGCCCGTCAGTGAGCCACGTCACACGGGCGGCAGAATCGATGGCAGCATACGAATTGCCATCAGCCGCGACAACAAGCAGACCACCCTGCATGTCCCACGAGCCCGGCACCGCCATACCAGCAAATGGAGTGTCGTTAAAGCTCCTGAGTATCCCGCCGTTCTCCAGGCACTCCAGGTTCTCAAACGGATAATTGACACCATCCAAATGCTTAGGCAACACCAGGCACCTGTAGGCTTCAGGTACCCCGAGCATTCCCACTGCCCCACTCAACGGTAATACACGCATTACTGCCGGCTCAAGGAACTGATCAGAAAGCGAACGCGTGAACAAGAAGTGTAGCCGTGAGGCATAACTCTCGAACACCACCTTCATATTCCCGTCGTCCCAGAAACGTTCGACAGGCCGAGCCGGCACAGTAACCGATATCCCCGCAAGCACAGCAAGCACAGATGTGATCCGAAGCCGCGGTATGAGCATAACCCCCACATCTGACGAGCCAAACACAGAGCGATATCGCATCTGACGTGGATCAATGTCACCACGCCGAGGCGGTGGAGCAATGCCATCACCATAGACGGCATGCACCTGTGTTCGACGAGCCAGATGCACAAGCTCGACCAACCGCGGGTCTGCCTCCCGCATCTCCGGGGTCGTGAGATCGGCCCAATGCGCAAGCCAGCGTGTACCACCAGTATCCAGGTACATTATGCCGCGCACCTCCAATTGCATCGACATGTACATGTCGATGTTGGGCCGCTCCCCGTCCCAATTGTCATGATGCTCAACCCAAAGCCGCCACAGGGGAGCACCCAATTCGGAGAGCACCGCGGGGGGGATATGCGTAAATATGCCCCGCAGCTCCGGATCATCACCACGTTCGCCTGGATCAGCAGGTCCTGGCCAGGCATCGGCGGCAGCCACCTCGGCACCATCAATAAGGTAGCGACGTTTGGTTTGTTTCACTTGAACGTCGCGTCCGAAATTGAAGCGCATAGCCTCAGGCTCAACGTACACGCCGCTAAGAGCCATTGCCGCACGCCATCCATCATCAAAGATGGAATCCCCCCACTCAGCGCGGTAATAGTTCTCAACGGCGATCAGAGCATCAGCCGTGAGCGCAGCTCCCCCGAAAGGTACCAGCCAGTCGCGATCGTGCTCAGAGATGACAAGCAATCGATCGGAACCCCCCGGCCACTTCCAACGCATAACAGCGGGCATCAATCCGGCATCACCAATGCCCGCCGGATACTCCCACACATAGGCGGCAGGCCCGCCACCAACCAGCAGACTGACCAGAGCTGCCCCGGCCGCGTCGGAAAGTCCACTCGGGACGTACACCGGAGTGTGCGTCGGAAATTGACGCTGAGCGGACATTGCGTCGCGCAAGGCACAGACACGCACATCCATGCCTTGTCGGGGCAGCTGCGAGGCGAGCGCACCTTTCTGAACTGCGATCCGGGCACCGGCGATGCGACTAGTGACGGCAGTGACCGTCGCTTCGGTCGACTCAGTCGCATCCTGCCCTATGGCGATCGCGATAGAAGAGGCGAGATCCCCCTCAGACCGGACATTCTGATGGGCCTGCTTCACCACGTTGGCAAAGTGCACCTTAGCCCCATCGACACCAGCAAGGGTTGACTGCACAGGCAAAGGTGCGTCAAAACCCTCAGCACCACGCGCCTCACACACCGGAACATCGCTGACAACCACGGGCTCCACAGTATTGACAGTACCCGCGAGGGTAGATTCTGGGGCCATGGTGACATTACGTTCGGCCGAACCGGTGGTGGTAACGTCATTGATGGGGTCCTCCTCCACTTCAGGATAATCCTGAGTAATCTTGGTGGGTTCGGGCCCCGGGCGCTGTCCAATGGAGGGAAGGCTTGGGCGCCCTTCCCTATGGACCTTAGCTAGCATCTCCAAGGCGAGGTTCCTCCGAGCCTCCATCTTGGCAGCAAACTCCTCATTCGAAAGCATCTCGTACAGCGTGTGGGTAGTTGAATCTACTCCACTACGGACTGTCAGCC